TCTGCTGCTGCAATTTCTTCTTCGCCCGGAACTTTTATTGTTTGCTCTACATTAGGAAGAGCTTTATCTATATTGTCGTCTGCCATTTATTTTCTCCGAGTTCTTGATTGTTTTAACTTGTTTTGTAGGAACATTCAAGCCTTGTGGGTTAGGTCCACTTCTAGGTGGAATTAGATTAGTCTTAACGTGTTGCATATTTGCAACAAGTGTTTTGTTGGTTTTACTCATCTTTATTTAAAAGGTCATAAATAAACCCTTCTCCTTCTTTGTATTTTCTATATTGATCATACCCTTCATAACCTAAACTCAATGCAAGACCTGGAAGACCAAAGAATTTAGAAACTCCTCTAACTGCTGCAGGACTCATTCCTAATCTTAATCCTTTTGCTAAAATACCTTGAGGATTCATTCCTCGTGTAGCCTCTCTTGTTAAAGTTCCTGCAAATGCAGGAGCTAAATAATTTAATGGGTTAGTTGCTATATCTTCTAAAGAATCTCCTGCCCTAACTTGACTAGCTATGTTTAATGGTGTTGTAAGTGCCATGCCTAATGGTGTTGCAAATCCTGAAGCCGCTTTTCCAACTGGACCTAGGGCGGCTCTTAGCGGACCCATCGCAGCTCTTGTTTTAAATGGTGATCTTCTTGCTTTGTACACGGCTGCAGAACCAGGAACTGAAAGACCTGCTGCAGCAAGTTCTCCACCTATACCAGCTTTACCTAAAGTATCTTCTTCAAACGTATCAACTAACATTGCTTTCATTTGATTCTCGTCAGATAAATATGTATCAGGTTCATCGTTTCTAAATTGTTTGACCAGGGCTCCGGCACCTGCACCCGCAACTGCTGCGGCTCCAAATACTTTTCCTTTGCCTAAAATATTTAAAAAAGCTGTTGCTGCGTTTTTAACTTTACCTAATGCTGCTGATGTTGGCGTAATGTCTTTTAGTTTATTAATTTTTTCAGGATTTTTTTTAACTGTTTCAATAGCCTCAGCACATCCTGCAACACCGCCTCCAACATCAAACGTGCCTAATGTTCTACAAACTTTTCTAAGATCAGGTTTATTTAATGTTTTTATATTGTTAATTAAAGAATCTAATTGAACACTTTCTTTTGGTCCTAAATTAACTCCAGAACTTTTTAAAGCTAAAGCAACTTCCTCTCGACCTTTTAAAACAGGTTTACCTGTAGATAAGTTTTTTGCTATTTGTGTTTGTTGTTTTATAATAGCTTCTGATAAATCATCTCCCTGTAATCCTTTTAAATTACCCATGGCTTCAGTAGATAATTTTTGTTTTAAACCTTTTCCAAATTTTCCAACTTCAATATCTCTTAATGTTGAATTTAATTTTTGTGTATTAAAATTTAAATCTGTAAATGGTTTATTTTTAACACCTTCTGGGCCATGTAATATTGCTAACGCTCCGGTTTGCGGAGCCCACCCATAACCTTTAACCTGTATCCTATTCATTAGATCGCCAAAAACAATTTTTCCTTTTTTAAAAGGATTATCAACTTCTTTGTTTAACAAGTTGTTTAACTGTGTTTGATTTTTATAAACTTCTGGAAAAAATTCTTCCATGTATCCAGGTTTACGTAAATTTTTTACTGAATGTTTTTTACCATCATAAGAAAAAGTAGCTTCTTGATAAGGAATTTTTATTCCAGGTTTGTAAGAAATTATTTTACCTTTGTTGTCAAAAAACTTAACAGCTCCTTGTCCTTTATTTTGATTAAAATTTCTAAGCGCAAACTCCATAACTTTGTGAGCTGGGTCCCTTAAAAGCCTACCACCTTTAGTTTTCGCTTTAGACATTGTCATACCAGTATATTGAGGTCTACCAAGAATAGCTTGGTCAGCATATTTTAATTGTTCACTTAAAGGCATGTCTTTAAGTTCAGTTTTTAATAATCGACTATCTGATAAATAAGTAAATAATTTCTTGTTTTTAAGATAATTAAAATTTTTATTTAAAATTCTATTTGTAAAAGCAATATCCAAGTCTGTCTCTTTTGCAATTTTAGATCTCCAAGGTGTTGCAGCAGAAGCTGCTTTAACTTTAGCAGTTTTAACATATTTGAGATCTACAGGATTACTAGAAGATAAAATTTCTTCAAAAACTTTTGCAACTTTTTCTTCAGGTGTTTCTAATAGATTTAGTATATCTAATGCTCTTGGACTTTCTAATCTTGTTTTGATTTTAGTTAATCTAGAATATTCTTTAGCAATATCTCTTTTAGATATGTATTTATCTTGTTGATTTGCTTTAAAAACTAGATCTTGAAGTAAAGCAAAATTAATTCCTTTAGCCATTACATCTCCAATATTTTTGCTAAGCCGCCTTTAGACATTTTAGTCTCTGGCTCGCCTTTAAGAATTGCTATAGTTTCATCTGCAGATTTACCTGCACCTTTTAAAGCCATAGCTTGTTCAATAGCTGCAAGGGCTTCTGCTTTTCTTTGTAAGTTTGTATCGTTACCGATAAGTTCTGCTAACTCATCGGTTATACCTGGATACTTAGCTCTAAGATCATCAGGTCCAATTCGTGCTATGCTTAAAATATTTAAAGTATCGTCGCTTGGTGCAAACCCAGTCTCAGCAAAATTTTCAGAAGTAATTGCATCACCTTGTTTATAAGGTCGTTTGTTTCTTGTATTAAACGCTGTAAACTCATCAGCTAGTACAGCTGTCTCTGGTCTGTCAATCTCATCTGCAACTTTAAGGGTGTCTTTACCAAATTTTTTATTTGTTAATTTTAAAAGCTCTGCGATACCTTTTACAGACTTACCACTTCTAAAACCTGGTCTAAGACCTTCAGGTCTAATAAGTTTGATGTATTCTGAAACTTTGTTTGCAATAACTTTAATATCGTCGAAAGGATTTGATTCTATAATTTCATCAATTCTTGCAAACTCATCGTTAGTAAAATTACCCACGTTTCTAAATACTACTAATGGGTCAGGAGCATTAGCTCCACCTTTTGCTAAATCTTTAGACTTAGCAATACTCTCTGCAACTTCAGGAGGTAGTTGAAAGAAATCAGGTTCCCTAGTCATCAACTGTCTAACCACAGCTCTTCTTCCACCTTCTGCTGCAATACTATCAGTAAAGTCAGCTGCACCAGACAATATAAAATCTTGTTCTGCTTTTTTCTTAGTAGCTACATCATCTGCTCCGCCTGTAAGTTTTGTTTTTAAACCCTCTATGCCTTCTTTAATTTTATTAGACATAGCTGTCTTGCTTGTTCTTAAACCTTGAGTAAATCTCTTAATCTTATCTGTTTCTCTTAGAGACTCTAGACCCTCTTTGTTAAGTCCCACGGTCCCTGTTTCCAGGTCAATAACATTCTTAGGTCCAGGAGGCGGGTTAAACGTATTGTCAATCATCTTAAGATTGTTGAACATGGTATTAAGTTGAGCATCATTAAGTTTACCGGCTGTTACATAACCAGCGTCTTGTTCAATGATTTTAATCATATCGTTTTTACCAAAACCTAAATCTAAAAAATCTTCGTTAAGTTGGCCTGAAAAGGTTGTGCCTTTCATTCCCCGGTCCCCGGTTCCTAAGAAGTTGATATTCTGTTTAGTTCCCATGAACTTATTGGGGTTAGCTCCTATCTTCTGAGCTAGTCCTAAAATGGATTCGATTAAAATTTTTCTATTAGCCATAGTACTTTAAAGTCCCTTTCACGATAGGTTCAGGCTTATAGTCTTCAGGATGAGGAACAAGACCGCCTTGTCTAATTCTCATCAACGCCTGAGTCATAGAATCCACATAGTCATCGTGATCGCCATGCGGAAACGCTGCACACTCTTCCACAACTTCTTGTGCAAAATGTTCGTGCATCGGGGCCCATACTTTGCCAGCTTCGAATAATGGCGCAATAGAGGCAACCCTTACGTGTTTATCATTACCTTTACTCGGAGTAAAGTTAATAACTGGTATCCCCATCTCTCTAAGTTCGTGAGTCAGAGGTATCCCTGATGCCTTGGCCTCTATGATAACAGAATCAGGTCTGTGATCTAAATACTCTTGATGGGCCAGTCTTCGTAGTTCGGGGAACTCGTACCTATCTTTGAATGCGTTTAATAGTATTATATTCTGTCCTGAGTCTTCTGTTTGGAATACACCCCAGGTTGTTATGGCTGAAAAGTCAGATGATGTCTTTTTTAAAAATGCGGTATCATAAGATTGTATTGTATATAAAATACTTGGTGGGTATTTCTTCTCCCAGTTCTGCCACCACTCTCGTTTTATAATGGCGCCTTCTTCGGCAGTCGGTTGCTGCATATATTGGGCATTCCAGTTGGAAACGGGGATCGAGGCTTTTGTTTTTTCTAGTTCCTTAATATCCCAATACTCTGGCCATACAGGTTTCTTGTTTGGTAGAATAGCTGGTAGTTCTACAATGTCCCAAGTATCTCCATCTTCATTTGCCATTTCTTGTATTAGTCTACCTGTCAAATCTTTTGTAGACCAACGAGTCATAACCAAAACAATTTTACCGCCAGGTTGCAAACGTTGTCTAGGCCCTGACATGTACCAGTTCCATGCTTTGTCAAAAGCACCACCGTCGCCTTTTAAATCTTGTTCTTTGTGTGGGTCGTCAATGATTAATAGATCTGCACCCCGTCCAGTTATGGCACCACCAACACCGGCTGCAAAGTATTCGCCGCCTTGTTCGGTTTTCCATTTTCCTGCTGCCTGAGAATCTTCTTGTAGTCTTGTGTCAAACATCTCATGATATTTTTCTTCATCAATTAAGTTCTTAGTCTTTCTTCCAAAGTCAATTGCAAGGTCAGCTGTGTGAGTTGCTTGAATAATTTTTAATTGAGGATTTTTACCAATCATCCAAGCTGGTAAAAAATAGGATGCAAATTCTGATTTTGTATGACGTGGTGGCATGTTTACAATTAGACGATTTAGTTTGCCAGTAGCCAAGTCATTAAACTTTTGTCCTATGTCTCTGTGGTGTTTGCCTTCAATAAATTCTGGCCACATATATTTTACAAAATTTAAAAAATCATGCGTAACCAAATTTTGCATATTTTTTAATTGATTGGATAATTCTAGGTCTGCGTATTCTTGTGCCTCGTTTTCAGGCAAATTTTTTATAATATTTTTTGGATCTATCATTTCAAATCTATTTTCAAATTAACTTACCATAACTATGTTTATTAAGCTATATAGACTGTCTCTGGGACCCCTACTGCCTTTTAGGGTGGGCCCCGCCCGTAGTTTACAAGCTATTTGCAACCTGCAGTGGTACCTCTATGGGTGGGCCCGCCCGTAGTTTACAAGCAGAAAAAACCCATTTCGGACATAGTGTCTAGGATTATCCTTGACACTATATCCTGTAGTTATTTGTTAATCTAATAAAACCATATACGCTTTAGCATTGTGTTTTCTAAACCAATCTAAGCCACCACGAACAGCGTCCCACATTGGGTCGTCGCCATTGTTAGGGTCTGCATTTCGCTCAGCTTGTTTAATGATTTGATACCTCGTAAACTCCTCTATAGTTAAGTCAATGCTTTGACCTGAGTACGGGTTCGTTGTCAGTATTTTCTTTTCTGCTTTCATATGTCCTTTCATTGTTAGTAGTTATCGCCTGTAGTCCAGAACAGGTCGTTGATATAATCAGCGATCTGGTCGTCAGTTAGTCCTTTTGCTTTGAGATCGTCATAGTATTCCTCGTATGCTCTCTCGAACCATTGTGTATTTACTTCGCAACTCATTATTTATTCTCCTCGTTAAATGTTGCCTGTTGCTCGTTCCAGTTTTCCATACACGCATTGAAATAATCGTTGTACTCTTGCTCACAATCAAAGCAGTGTTTATCGCTGTTGATTGCCCACTCGTCATTTTTAGGTGTGCAACCACACTCTACGCATTTTTTCATATTTGTCCTTTCGTTGTTTATCATATGTAGGATATTATATTATTCTGTGCTAGTGTCAACCTCGTTTATTGTGGTTCTTGTATAACTATAATCACCATAAGAGCTTTGATATGTCTTTTTCTCAGGGTCTTGTATCGGTGTTTCCTGTGGCTCGGTTCGTGGATCGAGTGCAACTATGCGTTGTAGGTGTGTCCGTATATAATCATACAAACAAGTTTGACTGCAAAAATAATTCATCACGAAATCAGGGTCATACCATTCTCGGTCTGTCTCCTGTCTTATCTTTCTAGTTCGTAAAACTTTCGAGCCTTTAGAACCTCGCACACGATCCTGTGTGCGAGATTTATGACAACGAGTTCCGTGGCACCAAATAAAATCGCTCACGTATACCACACTAGAATAGCGATTGAGACTACAAGTGCTATTCCCCATTCAATTAAAGTTAACTCCATTTTATCCTCACTTGACCTGTTGCATTTCGCCAACCATTTTCGTCTAAGTCCCAGTAGTTTAAAACTGGCTCACCTTTTTTAGATAGGTAAGCACCTTTTTGGCTAGGTGTTCCGTCTGGTTTATCAAACTGACCTTTACGAGTTATTATTTTTTTATGTTTCTTTGCAAAGTAAGTTATATAAAAATTACTCATCAGTCTTACCGACTTTCTGCACAACAATGTATGTTGTCTGCTCGTCATCTAAAACTTGAAGTGCTTTAACTTTCTCTATTGCCTCGTTAAATGAGCCAATAGGCTTTCTTAATTTGTCGACACAGAAATATTCTTCTTTGCCAACTTTTTGTAGTATGTGATACATATTTGTCCTTTCTGTTAATGTGTGGGATAATAGCATACCCCACACAATTTGTCAATTTAATTAATTGCTTGTTTTTCGTATTGTAGTCTTGCCTTGATCTTATCTTCTCTTGATACGTTTTTATTTTTCATACCTTTAATCATAGACGCAAGATTGCTAGGGTTGTAAATCGTCAAGCCAGTAGAGTTAGTTCTAACTAATTCTGCCTCATCTAATTTTATTCCTAGTTCACTAGCAAGTTCGATACCCTCACTTAGATATCTGTATGCTTTCAAGCCGATCTTTAATTGATCAGTTTGTTTTGTGATACTATCTATCCAAGTTTGGTGTGTGCTTACGACTTTTGCTTTTGCACTTCGCCACATCAAAAAGATATTGTACTCGTCTTTAGTACAAGCGATTGCTCTTGATCTACAATGGCTAGTTCCAATTACATCAAGATAAAAACTATCATTGAAAGTTTTAGTCATACCAATATTATTTTTATCCTCATCATAACTATTATGGCTTTTGCCTAAAAACTTATTGTTTGCGTCAATATGTTTAGTTTTGTGTGGGTTATCATCTTTACCATTTTGCTGTGCAAGTATATCTGGGTTCAAGCCGTTGGCTTTGAGTTCCTCACGATAATATGCGTAGGCAAAATGTTTAGCATCATCACCACCACCATACTCAGTACCATTGAGATTGCCATACAAACCAAAATCAAAATGTGATTTAGTTTCTTTTTTATCGCCCTCGTCATCTACATCTTCGTTATGTGCAAAGTAGAAACACTTATCTTTTGCTACTACATCACAGGGGTCGCCATACTTTTTCTTAAACTTTCGTAGTGTGGCTACATCTTCAGTAGGGTATGATCTCTCTACTACTCGTCTAGCAAGTTCGAAAGTATTTTTTTGGCTTTCGTTGAAGTTTTCTCTAGCTTCAAGAAATGCCTGTCTTTCTTGCGTTTCCTCTTTTTCGAATACATCTTTTATACGATTGTATAATTTGTTTCTGTATTCGGTGTTCATACGTATTTTTTGCATATGTGTCCTTTCTGTTAATGTTTATAATTATCCTACACTATCCTCTTGACAAAGGATTGTCAAGTGTTTATATTGCATTAGGAGTATAACTCACGAAATTTGAGTTCCCGAGATAAGCCTACTTCCTGGCAGGGTTTTAGGGTTCCAGCAATGGCTCGGAGGAAACGTACAAGTGGGTTATAGTCCTTTCGGGCTTCGTTGGTGTTAATAGCACCAGCTTGAGCCCGTATCCTATCAGACTGTTTGCTTTAATAAGTCTGCGCGCGGTGGGATACGGGGTCAAGGCGGATCGGACTGCTATTGCGAAAGCGTAGCTTATACTATGGGTTGCAGTGTGACGCTTACAACGTCCCTCCATCGAACGTTTTGGAGAGGGATCGCCCACAGAGTACCCCCGCCCTTGAGCCCTGATCCAGAAATGACAGGTCATTCCTGTTACCCTAACGGGCTGGATCTGGGGTCAAGCAAGTTAGTCTTTTGAGCAGGTGATGATCATCATTAAATCCTCACTTGCTTGATCAAAAAAATTTCTTTTAAAAAAATAACGCACAAGCTACAAGCTTCAAGCAGGGTGGGCCCGCCCCATAATGAACAGGCGCCAAGCAGCTAAGGCTTGACAGGTCCTTGGATCTAGGATATAGTAGGACTATGTTTACAAATA